GGGAGCGGCTGGGACAACCTGATCAACACGCCGCCACAGAGCCTGGCGGACAGCACGGGGGGGGGCACGCAGGACTCGGTGCAGATCCGTAACGCGACCGCCGCCGCGAACTCAAACTTTGACGTGACGCTGACCACCTATACGGCGGCGGGTGTCGGCGCGTCCGACATCGTGAACGCTCTGGTGCCGTGGGTTTGTACCGCCGCAACGTCGAGCACGAGCGCGAAGCAGGGAACGGTCGGCATCGTCTCTAACCCAACCATTGCCAATGTTGCGCTTGCGGCCACCGGCACGTCCGGTGCGTTCTGGCAGGGCAACGTGGCGAGCACGTATCCGGCCGGGTGGAAGTGGTCTCCGGGCACCATTACCGAAGCGCCGACCGTGACATTGGGCACCGCTCCTGTCGCCAGGATCACGCAGGTCACGAGCTCCACAAGGCTAGCGATGGTGTGCTTCCTCGGCATGTACGTCGACTACACCCCCGTCAGCGGCACCACGTACACGAAGGCCGGGTACGGCAAGGAGAACGCGTAGATGCCGCGAGCAGCAGGGTTCCAGAACTTCATCCTGAACAAAACCGGGTTCGCCATCGCCGGCGCGAAGAGCGCGGGCGCGTCCCAGGCGACACACACCTACACCAAGTCCGGGTTCGCCACAGCCGGGTGTAACGGCGCCGGGTTCGGCACCTCGCTCCTCAACGAAACCGGCGCAGGCATTGCGGGCACGACAGCCGCCGGCACCAGCGCCCTCATCGTCACAGAAACCGGGCTCGGCAAAGCAGGGGCGAACGGTGCGGGCGCCGACGCGTTCTTCCCCACCGAAACCGGCAGCGGCAAGGCAGGAGCCAACGGACAGGGCGCCGACGCCATGCTGTTCGCCGAGACCGGGGCGGCGATCGCCGGAGCAAACGGGCAAGGCGCAGACGCCTACACGGCAGTCGAAACAGGGTTCGGCAAGGCTGGCGGTGTCGGTGCGGGCGCGTCCGTGTTCGTGTCCGGTGGCGGCATCACCTACACGAAGGCGGGGCACGCCACCGTCGGCCTCGTCGGTGAAGGCGTCGACGCGGACATCGCGGCCGAGACAGGCACCGGCATCGCGGGCACGACAGCTGCTGGGGCGAGACAGAGCGACCACCTTCGTGCCGGTAGCGCCACCGTCGGGCTCGTCGGCGCGGGCGCCGATGTCGACATCGCGGCCGAAACCGGCAGCGGCAAGGCAGGAGCCAACGGACAGGGCGCCGACGCTGTCGCGTTCAGCGAGACCGGCGCGGGCAAGGCGGGCACAACCGCCGCAGGATCACAGCAACGCGACCGTGCCCGTGCAGGCGCGGGTATCGCAGGCACAACCGCAGCAGGCCCGTCCGCCAGCGTCTACCAGGAAACCGGCGCTGCCGTCGCAGGGCTCACCGCTGCCGGAGCTGACGTTGACGTCGCCGCCGAGACGGGCAGCGGCAAGGCAGGCGGGGTCGGCGCGGGGTTCGCTCTCAAGGCCGGGCAGCAGGACAAGTTCGGCCACGGCGTCGCAGGTACCACCGCCGCCGGACAATCCGAGTCCATCACCGCCGAAACCGGCAGCGGCATCCTCGCCGGTGCGGCTGCAGGCTCCAGAGCCGTCACGCATCTCCGGTCGGGAGCCGCCACCGCAGGCACAACCGCCGCCGGCGCAGACCAGACCACGCGTGCCCGCTCGGGCAGCGCCACCGCCTGGCTCACAGCGGCGGGCTCGAGCGCCAGCGTGTTCGCCAAAGCCGGGCACGGCGTCGCCGGAACAACCGCCGCAGGAGCCTCCGCAACAGCACGCGCCAGCCTGGAGAAAACAGGTGGCGCCACCGCAGGCACCACCGCCCGAGGAGCACGCGCAGCCATCTACGGACGCGCAGGGGCAGGCACATGCGGGCTCACCGCACAAGGTGCCCGGGCAGTCGTCTACACGAGCAGCGGCTACGCCATCCTCGAAGGCACCGGCTCAGGTGTCCGCGCAGTTCAGTACACCGAAACAGGACGGGGCCGTGCGGGGCTTGTCGGCTCCGGGGAGGTCACAGCGGGGGCAGGCGCACCAACCGCCGGGGAAATCCTGCTCATGCTGCTCGGCTCACTGGACGACAGCACCACCGGCAACATCGACCACATCGCCCCCCTCTACGGCCCAACAGGACGGCTCGGCAACGGCACCGCAGGCCATCTCGACCATGACCTCGAAGGGAGCCTCACATGACGATCGTGGTCACCTTCGACGACTACACCCCAGTCCCCCGATTCGACAACGTCCCCTGGACAAACGCCCTTATCGAAGAGAGCTCGACAGTGGACGGCACGTACACGCTGATCGACACCATCGCGCTCAGCCCCGTCGACCCTGACCCGGCCGTGCCCGCCGCACGGTCGTTCACCACGGCATTGGGCACCGCCGCCGACTACTGGTACCGCGTCTCGTTCCAAGACGCCACGCTCGCCACATCCCTCCCGTCCGTGCCGTTGCAGAACAGCGCCGTCACGAGCACGCTGTACGCGACGACGTCGGAGCTCGCGCTCATCCTTCACGTCACCGAAGCATCGAACACGGTGCCGCTCACCCGCGTCATCGCCGCCGCCAGCGCGGAAATCGACAGCGAACTGGGACGTGGCGCCGCCTACTCGAGCACCGACATACCGGCGCTCGTCACCGAGGTCTGTCTCGAGCGGGCCGTCGAACACTGGCAACAGATGAAGAGCCCGTTCGGAGTGCTCGGATTGGGCGCGGAGTCGGGGCCGATCATCACCGCCTCCGACTCGTGGAACAGATTTGCACACAAGCTCGCGCCGCTCAAAGTCAACTGGGGAATCGCATAGGTGGCAACCCTTCTCGAGATCCAGTCCGAACTCGCCGCGCAGATCGACGACGTCCTCGACGACACCACCATCCAAGTCGTCGGGAAACTCGTGTGGCAGCCAACCCCGCCGTGCATCGACATCTACCCCGCCGACCCGTTTCAAGAGCAACAGGGGTTCGGGGTGGGTCGGGACACCATCTACCTGTCCGTCCGCGGACGGGTGAACACTCCCGACCACGACGGCGCCCAGGAACTCCTTCTGTCGTTGATGGATCCGAAGGCGGCCACGTCGGTGCAGCAAGCCATCGAGAGCGACCAGACACTCAATGGGAGCGTGACGCAGGCGATGATCAGCGAAGGCCCGACGAACTACGGCATCTTCCCCGACCCGTCCGGGCAGGGCGCCTACCTGGGGTGTACGTGGACTGTGCGGGTGGTGCTGTGAGGATCACCTGGCTCAGCAACGCACCGTGGGGCCGCTCCGGCTACAGCGAGCAAACTGCCCTCTTCTGCCGGCGGCTCCGCGCGCTCGGCCACGACGTCAGCATCGTGACGAACTACGGCCTGCAAGAACTCGTCACGACATGGGACGGATTCACCATCTACCCAAACGACGGCGCATGGGGCAACGCAACCATCGACGTATGGGCCAAACACTCAAACGCCGACGTGGTCATCGCACTGTGCGATGCGTTCATCCTCGAGCCCGAATCATGGCCTGACGTGAACATGGCCGTCTGGGCGCCCGTCGACCACTACCCCATCCCGCCCAAGGTGTTGAAGCCACTGATGCAGGAGAACGTCACGCCGATCGCCATGAGCCGGTTCGGTGAGCAACAGATGCGAGACTGCCACCTCGACCCGCTCTACGTCCCGCACGGCTACGACCCGCGCACCTTCAAGTCCGCCCCGGAGTTGCGCGACAAGATCCGTGCTGCACTCAACGTGCCCCGCGACGCGTTCCTCGTCGGCATGGTCGCCGCCAACCGCAGTTCCGGTGTGAGCCGCAAGAGCTTCCCGCAGGCGTTCCACGCGTTCGCGAACCTCCTCCGCACCCATCCAAACGCGCACCTGCACTGCCACTGCGACCCGATGGAAGGACACACCGGGGCGTTCGGCATGGACTTGGTCAAGCTCCGCAAGATGCTCGGCATCCCAGTGGACAAACTGACGTTCCCGAGCCATGAGGTACGCGTCCTCGGCATGGACGCACAAGTGGTGGCGCGCCTCTACCAGGGGATGGATGCACTCATGCTTCCATCAATGGGCGAGGGTTTCGGCGTTCCGCTGATCGAGGCGCAAGCGTGCGGCACTCCGGTCATCACCAGCGACCACAGCGCCATGACAGAACTCGGCCAGGCCGGGTGGCTCGTCCAGGGCGACCCGTGGTGGGATCAGGCCGCCGACAGTTTCTTCTTCATTCCGCACATCCAGTCGATCACGAACGCGCTCGAGCAGGCGTACGAGGCGCGCGGCGATCCGTCGATAAGGCGGGCTGCGGCCGAGTTCGCGCGGCAGTATCAGGCGGACATCGTCACCGCCGATCATTGGGTGCCCACTATCGAACGCCTCGAAGGATGGGTAGACGAGCGTAGGCAGGCACGGCAGGAATCCGCTGAGCTCGCCGAGGTGACGGTGTGACGCTCACCATCCTCTGCGTCACCGACGGGCAACCCTACGCGCAGCCGTTCATCGACAACATGGAACAACTCGCCAACGACCTCGGCTGTGGGTTCGTGGAGTACGACGGCACCTGCGCCGGCTACATCGAGAAGGTGCTGGACGACGCGATCGCGGACTGCCCCAACGGGTACATCCTCCGCCTGGACGACGACGAAAAACCGGACGCGCAGATGGTCGACTGGCTCGCAGGGCGCGAATACGAAGCCGCGCCGCACTGGGCGTTCCCCCGCTACAACCTCTGGCCCGACACGGAGCACTACCTCACCGGGTTCGACCTGTACCCCGACCCGCAAACCCGGCTCTCGCTGAAGGGGATGGCGGGTGGGCGCCACTTGATCCATGACGGCTCCCCGTTCGGCACCGGACGCATGGCCCCCTGCCACATCGAGCACCACAAGTTCCTCGTCCGCACCCTCGAGGAACGCTGGCAAACCCTCGAACGCTACGAAGCCTTGCAGCCCGGGGCTGGCAGCAGGTTCGTGCAGTTCGGCGTCCCCGAAGAACTCACACACAAGGGGCTCGAGGTCGTCGCCCGGGAAGGCGTCACCGTATGACACCTGTCACCGTCACCGCCGACTCCCTCAAACTCGTCCGCGGCCGCGCCTGCGTCAGCGACGAAGAGCTCGACCTGATCGCCCGCACCGTCGCCCAAGCTGGAGACGGCCACCATTTGGAGATCGGCAGCATGTGGGGCGGCACCGCCATCGCCGCCGCCCGCGCAAAGAAGGACTCCGGGCATAGCGGCAAGGTGATCTGTGTCGACTCGTTCATCGGCTCGGACGGCGAGTGGGGCACCGCGAGTCCGCAGGTGTTCTGGCAGAACATCGAAGCCGCCAAAGTCAGGGAACGCGTCGAACTCCACGTCTGCTCGTCGAATCCGTGGCCGTTCAAACCCGGCAAACGATTCGTCAGCGCCCTGATCGACGGCGACCACGGCGCCCCCTGGCCCCAGACAGACTGGGACAACGTCTCCGCGGTGTGCCCCCTCATTCTTGTTCACGACGTCGGTCGTGACCAGGCATGTACCGACCTCCACAACCGGCTGTTGGACGACCCGGACTGGCGGGTGCTCGAGTACGCGCAACCATGGATGTACCTGTATGGGCGGGCCACTTGAAGCGGCGGCTCAGGCGGATCTGGCGGGAGTTCCTGTGGCCGCCCATGCCCCCGGACGTGAAGAAGTGAAACCGTACGCCACCCTCATCTCGTTCGGCACGGGTGATGTGTTCGCCCGGTACCTCCGCCAGATGTTCGAGAGCGCCCAGTTGAACTTCTTCCCCGGCCGCGCCCAACTGCTCGCGCTGGACACCACGCCGGTGTGGCCGTAC